TGCCCCGGCGGCAGCCTGACCGTGCGCTTCCCCGCCTCCCGGTACTGGTGCACCGGCAGCTTCGCCACGCCCTCCGCGATCAGCCTGACCGCGCTGTACAGGGGGGCCAGGCGCAGCCCGGACTCCTGCCCGGCGTCGCCGGCCTTCGACGGGTGGAGAGGGCCACCGATGTCGAACCGCCAGTACGGCGAGTCCCACGGCCGCCACGGCACCCCGCCGAGCACCCTGGACTCAGCGGACCTGGACTCGGCCAGCGCCGCGTTCACCCGGTCAAGGACACCCACGGGTCAGCCGCCCGGGATCACGGCGCGGCTCATGATCGTGACCGCACCCCTATGTAGGTAGCTTTCCTGGAGCACCGGCTCAACCAATTTGCCCTCAAGCTCAGCGGGCGCGTTATCGTCCTCGAACGTGCAGATCGTGATATCGGGATGCGCCAGCCATGGGCCGTCCACGGAGACCAGCCGGAAGCCTTCCACGGGCAGCCACGCATCCCGCTCTAGGAGCAGCGCGTCAGACACGGGAACCCGGTACCTAGTCACTCGCCGAACCGGCCCAGGCGGGTGCGCAGGTCGTGGATCTGCGCCTCCTGCGCGGCCAGCTGGGCAGCCCGCGACGGGCCATGCGACGCCCGCCAGCCCTCACGCACGGCCACCCACGACCATGACGCCGCCAGCCACAACACCGCGAACACGCGCGCCGTCACCCAGCCCAGGCCGAACAGGACAGCGGCGATGACCGTGAGGACGGTGCGCCAGAACCGCACCTCCCGCGCCTGCGCGGTGATCGCGTCAACCGGCACCCGGTCCAGCACGGACGTTGTCATCCAACGCTCCTCTTCACCACAGCGGGTTCTGTCCCGGCGATGGACGGCGACTACGAGCCCACCTCTGGGCCGCTTTCCTGACACTGCGCGATCGCTCATACACGGCTAGGTGCACCTTCCCCGCAGGTGTCTGCCGGTATTTCTTTACGTGCTCGCGGTTCCGCCGCGCCGGCTCCCTCTGCCTTCCCCATACGCGGTGACACGCCCGGCAGGCACCTTCATCATTACGAGCATCCGGAAGCGTGAGGTCGTGACCCTGGCCGCAGTACCGGCGCAGCTTCTTGTTATGCATTGGATTTAGTGCTTCAACTTGCCTGCGTTCTTCAATGATGATTTCGATGGCCGAGGCGAGGCTAGCGACCTCAATTCGCGCCACCTGCGGCCACCACGACTTGGTGCGCCTATGGTCGCTCAGTCGGCTGCCGACCCGTCTCGGGCCGCGTTCACCCGCGCATCCCACATATAGACAAGTGCCGTTCGCGGCCCATAGCCGGTACACATAGAAGCCCAGCCCAGTGGGGAAGGTCTCGGAATATTGGGCATCTTCAAACTGCATGGTGCCTCCAAGGGCGAGAGCCCCCGCGGTCCCTTGGAAGCCTGCGAGGGCTCTCTAACCCCGGTAGCTAACCGGGGCTGACTGATGATTTAACTAACGGAACGCAATAGGTCATATGGTGCGAGGCGTCCCCGGCCGTACCGGGACCAGCCCCACAACGCCAGCGACGCCGACACCACCGGCCCCAAGTCCACGACCAGGTTCTTCCGGTCCCACGCCAGCGCGTCCGACAACGGCCGGGTCGTCGCCCCAGCCAGCGAACGGTCCAGGGACTCCTGCCCCAGGTGCCGCAGCCCCCCGGCCGCCACCGCGTCACGGAACTGGCCGAACGCCTGCGCCGCGTCCCGCGCCGTGAACGGGGCCGCCACCTCCACCCCGGCCTTCTCCAGGCCCTCGATCAGCGCCCCCGCGTGCGACGACGGGTCCACCACCACCGCGCACGGCCGGTGCGCCCGGCGCAGCTCTGCGAGCCGGGGGACCACCCACGCCACGTCCTGGCGGTGATCCACCACCTCCACATGCACCCGGCCGTCCGCGCGGCGGCCAGCGGCGGAGATGGTCGCCATCCGCTTGTGCGGCGCCACCAGGGTCACCTCAGCGCCGAACGCCACCGGGTCTCCGGCCACAGAACTCACATCCGCTAGCGCGTCCCAGTCCTCACGGGGGATCACCTGCCACGCGTCGGCCAGGTCCGCCGGGTACTGGCCGATGCCCAGCCGCTCCCGGGCGAACCCCTCAGCGGACAGGGACGCGCGCTCCCGCCGCACGTACTCCTCGGTGATGCGGATGCCCAGGCCCGGGTTCGCCTTCCGCCACGTCGCCACCGCGTCGTGGTCGTCGCCGTCCTCCGCCGACCATTCGAAGAACGCCAGCGACTGGTCCGTCCCGGTCAGGCCCCGCTCCCGGATGCGGCCCAGTTGCACCGACGTCGGGTGCCCCGCCGTGGACGCGTACCACACCTGCGGATTCGGCCGCGCCGACAACGTCGGCAGCAGCGCCTCCATCTCCTTGTCACCCAGGTTGTACGCCTCGTCGAGGATCACCATGTCCGCGCTGAACCCGCGCCCCGACCCGGCGGAGCGGGCGACGAACCGGAGCCGCTGCCCCGACTTCAGCTCGATCATTTCGGAGCCGTTAGCCGTGCGAATCCTGGCGATATGCCGCGAAAAGTGGCGATTATCCTGAATAAGTGCCGCGATCCTGCGGAAAGCGTCCGCGGCCGTCTTGAACTCGTGCGCGCTGTGCAGGATCAGCTCTTCGCCGAACAGGAACAGGCCGGCCAGCTCCCGGGCCTCCAGGATCGCGCCCTTGCCGTTCTGCCGGGACACGATCACCCCGGCCTCGAACGCCGCCCACTTCCCGTCCGCGCGCTCACCCAAAGACTGGTCGAGGACGAACGCCTGCCACGGGTCCAGCACCAGGCCCACGCTGGCCGCCAGCTCCACCGCCTCCGCGCCGGCCGTGGTCAGGCACGGCGGGACGGAGCAGATGCGGGGAAACTGGTCACCCCGATCGGCGGGCGGCGCGGCGAGCGCGGAGCTGGTCAACGACATCTGCCTCTTCTGCCGGTTCGGGTTCCAGGTTCAGCCGGTGCCGGGCCATCGGCGTCATCCCGAACTCGCCCTCCGCCCTCGAAATCAGCCCGTCCAGGTGCATTAGGTACGCGACGAGGGGATTCAGCACCGGCTGCCCCATTGACCCGCGGACCAGCCGTGACGCCTTCACCACCTTCACCGCCCGGTCGTACTCATCCGTGGCGTGAATCCACCGCACCAGGCGCGGCAGGTCCGACTCCGGGTGCACGGCGGCCGCCGCCGGTGACTCCCAGAACTGGCGCCACCGGTCCCGGGACGGCTTCAGCAGCCCCGCCGGGGGCTTAGGCGCCATTCGGATCAAATCCCATCAGATTCTCCCCTTGCGTGGTACTACCACTAGAGGTAGTGTGGTACTACCACCTAGAGAGAAGGACCGAGATGAACACCAAGATCGACACCAAGCTCTGGAACCTGATGGACATGCTCCGCGGCCTGGGCTTCACCCCCGAAGAACACGACAGCACCGAATACCGGGAAGAGTGGTTCATCCGCCCCGTGCGCGGCGGCACCCAGAACCTCCGCATCAGCGTCCACCCCGATGACGGCCACCGCGTCGAGGCGCATTACCTGGACCGGCACTACTGCGCCGAGTACGGCGTCACCTTCAGCCCCGGCACCCCGTTCGCCGTGATCCGCCTCAGCGTCAAGGCCATGATCAATGCCTGACACCAAGTGGGGCTGGCTACGCACAGACAAGCCCACGAGGGGCGTCGAATGGATACCCGGCACCATCGAAGACACCTACGCCCGCGCCAGCCGATACGGCGGCACCTGGATTCTCTACAGTGCCAGCCCCATCGCCGAGTACCACCGCGTCATGCGCGAGGTAGCCGAACAGGAAGAGCAACGATGAACGAATGCCAGCTCACGCTGCGCCTGCACACCGCATCCGTGACCCAGATCCTCTACGCACTGAACGTCGCCGCGCGGGAGAGCCGCAACCCCCGGAATCCTGATCTGCCGTCCGGCACCGACATGACCCGGGCCGACTGGCAGGCCATCGCCGCTGAAATCCGGGCGCAACTCTGATGCCCGACCGGCACAAGCGCCCGCCCACGGCCGTCCGCCTCCCGGACGGCCTTGAGGCGTGGCTGCGCGACCACGCCGCCCAAACCGGGCAATCCATCAGCGCCGTCATCGTTCAGGCCCTCGAAGCGTTCAGGAAGGCCGCGGAGCGGTGAAATCATGCGGCGCCCCGGTCGCCTCCAGCACCGGCTTGCACCCCGTGTGCTCCTGGAACCGGCGGCAGATCACATCGCAATACGCGGGGTCAAGCTCCACCGCCCGCGCCTGCCGCCACGTCTGATGCGCTGCAATCAGTGTCGAGCCGCTGCCGCCGAACGGCTCATAGACCAGGCCGCCAGGTGGACAAGAGTTGGCCAGCATCTGCACGACTAGTGCGACCGGCTTCATCGTCGGGTGCTGCTCGCTCGCGCGAGGCTTCGGCACCTCAAAGACGCTAGTCTGCGCATCATCCCCGAACCAGCCCTTGCCGCGACCGCGCCGCGTGCCTGAGCCGCCCGTGTAGCCGAACAGGACACCCTCATGCCGGTAGTGGTAATCACCCCGGCCGAGGACCAGGGAATCCTTGACCCAAATCAATTCCTGGCTGTAGCGCCAGCCCGCGCCGAGCATCTCCTGATCGAACGTCTGCCGATGCCGTGCCGGATAGGCGATATAGACCGGCGCACTAGCCTTCAGTGCGGCGGTAGCCACTGCGAATGCGCCAGCGAGCAGAGCGGGCAGCCCAGCCGCATCATCATTGCTGATCGTCCCGGCGCACCCCTCATAGTCGACGCCGTACGGCGGATCGGTCCACATGCAATCACAGCGGTCGCCACCGAGCATCGCCTCGACCGCCGCCATGTCGGTCGCATCGCCGCAGAGCAGCCGGTGCGGCCCCAGCAGCCACACATCCCCCGGCACCGTCACCGGCTTCCCCGGCGGCTCCGGCACATCATCCGGGTCATTCAGCTTCGGCGGCACCCGCTGCCCCGCCAGCAGCGCGTTCAAGTCCGCCTCGGTGAACGACGCCGCCTCCAGCAGCCCCGGGTCCGCCGCCTGCACCTCCACCGCCATCGCCGCCAGCGCCGCCAGGTCGAACGCGCCCAGCTCAGACGTCCGGTTATCCGCCAGCGCGAACGCCTTCGCCGTTGCCTCATCATCAGCGAACGGAACCGCCGCGATCTCAGCCCAGCCAAGTTCCAGCGCGGCCTTCAGCGTCGTGTTACCCGCCTCCACCGTCCCATCGCTGCGGACCACGATCGGCTTCCGCTGCCCGAACCTTTGCAGGCTGCGTTTCACCGACGCCACGTCCCCGCGCCGCGGGTTCCCGCCCAGCAGCCGGAACTCACCGATCGGCCGCGCCAGGCTACGCAAAGGCTCAGCGATCACTCTCTGCCACCAAACTAAAAATCGGGTCCGGTTTCGCGCGGGGAGAGAAATGAAAAGACTGCGGCGTCAGGAGATAGGCTCTCCCAAAAAACCGGGACCCATTTCCGCAGGTCAGCGCGCTGTACGGCTGTTCAGCCCTCCTGGAGGGCCAGCCAGCGTGCCCGGCACTCCCCGGATGGCCCGGACCATGGTGACGGAGTGTGACCGGTCACCATGCGCGCGACTGCCTTACTTTCCGCCCTGCCGTCACCGTCCTGCGCGCCAGATTCCCTCGCGTCGCACCGTCGGACGTGTTGCAGTGCGCGTGCTCCAGCCCCAGGTAGCCGGTCTTGTCGTCGGTGTGGCCGAGGTGGATGGCACGCGGTGGTCCCCACATGGGCCTGCCGCACCGGGTGCATGGATCTCCTGGCTGCCAGGCGGCCATCAATGCGCGGCGCAGCTTCTGGTGCTGGTAGTCGTAGCCGCGGGCGGCGGCGCTGGCCTGGACGCGCTGGCGCGGTTTACGCCTGCGCACCGGGCGCGTCCATGGTCAGCCTGTGACGAACCCCCACACGGCCACCTCCGGCATGCGAAAGGCCGCGCGCCC